TTGGTGCAACCATAGCTTCAATAACTATTTCCACATTTGTAACTGTTGAATGTTTCCCTATAGCTGCAACTTCTAAAGGTGCATATGTTCCCTTAATATCTACAATGTCTCTTCCATCTGCCAGTCCTGAAAGTTTGTCAACCTTTGTTGGAGTTGGACCGTATTCCATTTTTCCTAAAACCCCATTTGGAATTAATGTGACAACATTATCAGGGAATACATTTCTTTCAGTTTTATTTACTGAAATCTTTTCATCCCATATAAGTACTTTTAATTCTGTCATTTCTTCTATTTTGTCCAGTATATTCGCTTTTGAAGGTGTTAATTTCGCATCAGTAACTAATTTAACTACCGCTGCATGTTTTTTTAGCTTATTGAATGTGTTCTTATTCATTAAAGCTATTTCAACTTTCTTACCTTTACTTTCAAGCTTTTCTCTCCATCTGTTAAGGTCTTCCAACGGATCAGATGTTGCCGCACTCCATACCGCTGTTCCTGCTAAAGTTTCTTTTAAATCATTTGATAATTTATAATCTGCTGTTCTTCCTCCACCATTTTCTGCTATATAAGTAACTTTCCCAGTTGAAAGTAACTGAGAAACTGTATAAGTCACTAATGCTCTGACTGATGCCAGGAAACCGTTTTTTCCAGCAAAAGTTTCATATAATTGTGCTACATAACTTTGAACTAATGCTTCATCTTTAGAATTCAAAAACTGAAATAAAGTCATTCTTTCTTTTTCAGGAATTACTATTCTTTCTCTGAAAAATTCTTTTCCTTCCTTTGTGTGTGTTCTATAGCCCCAATCTCTAGCTAAAATATCCGCATCAAAGTTTGAAAACTGAATAACTTCAACTGCTCCTGTTCCTACTCCGTTTAATACATTCAAATCAAAATCATTGTTATAAGCCATCGGGAACATTATCTCCGCCAATGTCTCCCCTTTTACTCCACCATAATACTTATTTAAAGCATTAGCCTTAAATATCTCTGTTATTCCTGTCATATCCTCAATTTCCCCCTTTTTTTATTATTTTCTGTTTTTGTAAACATATGTCACATTAGCTGGTAATCTGTCTTTTGTAACTGTTAACGGTGTTTTGAATCCTTTTCCTACTTCTATCAGATTATCTAGATAAACAACACCTTCAAGTGCTATTGTTACTGGTCTTTCTAAGTCCCTAGGATTAAATAACACATCATGTACAACTACCCCATCGGCTTTTTCTGTAACAGCTATTGGCAACATTAAGTCACTCTTTTCCCTTAAATCATAACTGTTTTTACTTTTTACCAGAGTCCCAGCTGGTAATATAAGAAAGTCACCTTCTTCTACTAACTGGTTAGCAAAATCAGCTTTTGCTGCTTTTACTACAACGTTCAAACGTTCTCTGTGCATTATTGCTCTTTTTCTCATTCAATTTCCCCCTTTTTTACATAAATTTTGTTAAATCTGTGTCCAGTTGCTCCCTATTTTCAAGCATATTGTCAACAAAATCTTTTCCAACTTCTGTTTTAAAAGTCCCTTCTGCTGTTTTTGTTATTGAATAGTCTTTTAATAGGTCATTTTTAAAAGCTTCCTGCTTCTTCGCAACATTTGTTATTACCTTTTTAAGTTCTTCTTCTGTCATTTCAGGACTTAAAGCTATCAAGTCCGTAAAATGTTCGCTTATTTTATTTTCTGCAACTAATTTTGCCTTTGAAACTTGAAGTTTCATCAGATTAATTTCATTAGTCTTTTCCTGCAATTCTCTTTCAATTTTTTCTTTTTCCTCTTTTTCAAGTTGTTCTTTTGTTTTGCCTTCATTTTCAAGTTTTGAAAGCTTTTTCTGTAGCGTTTCAAGGTCTTTTTTTAATTTAGAGTTTTCTCCATCTTTAGCTGTTCCCTGATTTTCAAGATCAGCTATTTTATTTTTTAACTCTTCAACTGTTAAATCAGGCGTTCCACCTTCTCCTCCTGTTCCACCACCTTCAGGCTCTTTGTCTTTTAAAATTCTTCTTAAATAATTTAAATACATATATTCCTCCCTTTTCTTTTATTCAAAATCATCTGGAAAATAAGCGGTAGCCCAGCAACGACAACCAGGGTCTTCGCCAGGAAGAAGATCCGCTTCATCATATTTATAGATTTCTTCATCCCTGTTTTCATGCTCAGGTCTCACACGTTCATCTCCCATTGTATTCCATCTGAAATATTCAGAATCTCCTGCAACTATTTCCTTTAAAAAGTCCTTGTAATAGTTGCCTTTCATATTTCTAGCTCTGAATTTTGCGTTGTTCTTAAGTTTTTTTCTTAAGTCTGTATTATCTTTATTTTCTGCAACAAATTCTTTCATTTTCAGTTGCCATTCCGCCACTTCGTTAACTTGTCTTGTTGCTAATGTTAAATGCTTTTTAACATCAATATTTTTAGTTTTATGATACTTTTTTTCTAAATTGATACTAAAGTTCATAAAAGTTTTTAAAATCTCTTCAAAGGGCGTTTTTAACGTTTTATGATTAAGCTTAGAATAATTCAGTTTTCTGAATATCTTAAAAAGCTTTTCTTCTGTTTTAAAATCCCATTTGAGTTCAACTTTTTTACTCATACATTCCCTCTAGTTCTTCTGTCACTTCCGCAGTCAAAGCGTTTATTTTGTCACTCAAAGCCATTTCTTCATCAATGTTTTTAAGTTTTGAAATAACATCTGCCATTTTCTCAATTGTTGTTAATCTTGAAAGCCTTTCAGCTTCTTCGAACGGGTCAAGATAAGTGTAGTCATCCTCTGTCACATTCGATACTCTCCCCATAAGCTCCAAAGCCGAATTATCAAGATCTACAAGTCCTTTTAAAAAGTCTGTTCTAAACGAAAGAATTTTAGTTCTAAGCCCGTTATTTTTCATGCTGTAAGTTTCTTGTGACACGTTTTGAGTCTTAGTGTCTACAAGAAGAAATTCAGGGAATAAGTTTGACAGTCTTTTTTCAAGCCTTTCAATATTCGCTTGCATTTCCGAAATTAGAGGTCTTGATAACTCAATGTATTTAAAGAATGCTTCCTGTTCCCCGGGTTTCGTGTAAATGAATCTTTTTTTCTTGAATCTGAACGCTTCCAAAGCTTCCGCATTCTTTTTTTGTTTTTCATTTCCGTTAATATCTGCAAAGTTCACAACGTTTCCAGCATGTACAACAGGGTCTCCGTGCATGTCAAAAACATTATGAATATAAGCTTCAATCACATTGATTTTGTCAATAATATTTAAAGCTTCAATGATATTTGAGTCAGTTCTAAACTTAACAACTGGAATCTTGTCAAGCATGAATGGAGCTTCAAAAACTTGATTGTCAATTACTTCAACTTTTTTAACTCTCCCATTTTCAAGCTTTTTGTATTCACGAGAAAATGAAACAGTTTGTTGTTCTCCTTTTTCGTTAAAATACGAGTATTCGCCATCAATTTTAAATTGAATCAATTCGCCGAACTGTTCAATGTGTTCAATATTATCTATTTCGTGCAGAATATAGATAATATCGTTTGTTTTGCTTTTTATCACTTCAACAAACACAATTTCTTGCAAATACATTTCTTTGCAAATTTTTTTGCTGAACGCCTGCATTTTGTTATAATCCCACACACCCTGAAGTTCTTCCTTTTTAGTCTGCAAGTCTTTAATTGCAGCGGATACAAGGGCTTTCGTAATATCTTTGACAGGGTTAAAAATCTCGATTGTCTCATCAAACATATTTGGCGTATTATCATTAAAATTAGCACTATCATATTGTGTTCTGTTATAGTAGTTCTTTATCCGTTTTCTCTGCTTTTCATCCATTCAGTTCCCCCCTTTCCTTAGTTGTTAAAAAGATAAGCAATGCCGCCATCATTCTTTTTCAGACTGTAAAGCACGTATCTTATACTATCCATGACGTCATCATTAAGCTTTATCGGCTCATCGTTTTTTCCCCACACGTAGCTATAAATTTCATCTTCAAATCTGCCTTTAAATGCACTTCTGACTATTTTCAAAACATTTCTTTTATACATAGCACCGACCAAGTCAATACCTTCTTTTACGTCTTTTTTCGCATTTTCTGCATATATTCCAGCGTCATTTAATCCGTTTACATATTCCACTCTTGCCCCGTCACAAAATACCCTTGAAGGTCTGTATTGCCTGTATTTCTCAAGTATTTTTGGCTTCCAATATGGCTCAAAATATTTGTGCTGTTTTGCAATTACTTCGACAATATAATAATTGTCATCATAATCAACTCCAATAACCACAAGAGTTCCGTAATGTTCATAACCCCAGTCAATTCCAAAGTAGAACTCTTTAAAGTTAATATTTTCAACGCTTTCAACAACATTTTCTTTTTCGTTAAACTCTCCAAATACTGTTCCTTCTTGTGCTACCCACAAGCCTAAAATATCTCTGTCATATGTAGCACCATTTGGAGTAGTCTTTTTAATACTTTCAACATATTCTGAACTGTTATTTATTAGATATTCATTGTCATCAAGTCTAAAATGTTCTGAAAGTATATTCAACTTCCCATTTTCCAAGCGTTCTCCTGCTTTGTCAATATAATCTTTTTTGACAAAATGCCCTGGATTATCCGGGTTTGTGTCAATAAAAATCTTAGCCCCTTGCCCCGAAGTCCTTGAAAATGCTTCCTCGATAAATGTTTTATGTAACGCTGTAGCTTCGTTTATATAAGTTCCGTGGCTTGTCATTCCCCGCATCTTTTTCCAGCTATCTATTTTTTCCCCACCGAATATATAAACGTTATTTCCAAATAGCCTAAAACTTCCATCTTTACTAAGTTTGAACGTAGTTTCTAACATTGTTTCCCAGTCATTTAAGACATTCCGCCAAATTGCTCCCGAAGTTGCTCCAACGATAATAAAATTAACGTTTTGATTATAAAAATGTGAAATATGAGATAACATCAACAAATTATTTAAAAAAGTTTTTCCGGATCTCTTTGCACCGTGTAAAATCGTTATTCGTGGCTGTTCCTTTTTAAAAGTTTTTAAAATGTTAATCTGTTTTTTATTGAGTTTATTCATCTGTTCCAACCTCAGCCGTTATGCTTTGCAATAATGCAACAAGATTTTTTTCTTCCTTATTTTCTTCCTGTTGCGGTCTATCAAAACCTTTCAACTTTGCTAACAATTGTAATGACTGAGTGCTGGCTCTTAAATCCGTTATTGCTGCCTCGTACTCCACTATCTCCGCCTCTGTAAATTCTTCATATTTCACAACTTTTTTACCGTCCAAATCAACAACAACGGGCTTTTTAATTTTCTTTTCGACAAGTTCCGCTTGTTTTTGCTTGAGCGTTCCGTTCGCCATCAAGTGATTTTTTAATAGCTCTTCATTTATAAAATCGGGATCTATCAACAGCGGATCGGATGCAACAAATGTTTTTCTGATTCTATCAATTATTTTTTTTATTTTTTCTTTTCTCAAAATAAAAAAGCCTTGTGATTCCTGTTTATACCCGCTTTTTAACGTTGCAAGCTTTACATTAAATTTACAAGCAAAATAATTTCTGATAAACTCTTTTTCTCTTTCAGTTAATTTGCTATGTTTTTTTTTATTCCTTATTTCTTTTTCTTCATCATTAATAACTTTTTCAACGATGTTTCTTTTTTGTGATTCTGTCATTTCTTTTTTTGTCACTTTGCCGTTGTCACTTCTATTTGCCACTTTGTCATTTTTTTTAAGTGA